TTTTCTTGTGTGGCAGCACCCCTGGCCTTAGTCTTGGGCTTCGGGGCTGCTGTAGCTCGTTTTGATGGCTTTGCGGCGGTTTCTGGCATGACCGTAGTCCTCGTCCGTTTAGATGAGGCGAATGTTACCAACTTACTCGCCGTCGAGCGCAAGATCTGCTTGCTCTGCCTTGTATTGCTCGATCTTCGTGCCTGCCGTGATCTCGGCGACCAAGTCGTCTTGGCTTGCGACGTGGATGGTGAAGGTGCTGTTTGCGACGTGGCTCAATGCCTGTTGACGCAAGCTGGCTTTGACGAGGCGAATCCCTTGCGGGCCGTGGACGATGTAGATGCGTTCTGCCATTTTGGCTCTCCTGTTTGTTGTGACGTAACCGAATCGGTTTCCATTCGCTTTCGTTCCGCTGTGTTGTTGGTACTCGCTGCGTCTGTGTTTCATTTCACTGCACGCCACAGCATCCGCTTTTCCAACACGGCTGGGGACTAAGCCAAGGTTAAACAGCCCAGCGGCCAGCCTCAACCCAATCCCCATGCGTGTTGGCCCCATTGCTGGGAACCGATTCGGTTTCTTTTCGCTTTATCAGGCCATCTTCCTGGCGTCAGGAAAATGGTTTCCGTGGTCTTATTTTACTTCAGAGTTAACCGGATGTGGGCAATTTTCTGGAGGAATTACAACGCACCAGACAGCGCTGTACTGCCCCCTTGTCGGTCCTGACCACCGATCAATGTAGGCGTCAGGCATGGTCTGCAAGATCCGGCTTAACGGGTCTTTGTCAATTTGCGTCAAGTCCACAATTTGCTTGACCGTCAGGCCGTCTGAGCTGTCACGCAGCGCCTTGCGAACGAGGTCGTGTTTGGACTTGCTCATGATGCTTGTCTCCCGTTTTCAAACGCTTCACGACCATCCATTGAGTGATGTACCCAGACTCCAGGCCACTCATCTTCTTCGGAAGGCTTGCACCAGCATTCAGCGCTGGCAGTGTGCTCGCGCAGGTCATTGACCGGCACAACGTGTACAGCCTCGGTCATGCTTGCCCCTTGATTGATGGTGCGGATACCCAATGGGTAGGTCAGTGCCGCATCGTCCGCACCTGTCGTGTGTAACCTCCCAATCGGTGATGCAACTGATGGTGTTGCGGTGTCCAAAAATCCAGCAAAGAAGTTTTTTCATGCTTGCCCCCTTGCCCGGATGGCGGAGGCACAACCCTCAAAGTTCAAGCCCTCCTGAAGTCGGCCTTCACACACCTTTGCACACGCCTCTCTTTCGGCTAGCACAGCTTCATTGATGCGCTTGATCCAAAGCTCTGCACGTTTAAAGCCAACCTCACGCTCAAGTTCCTCAAGCAAGCCCTCTATCGTTTCGCCGTGGCCCGTGGCGTAGTCCTGCGCCATCATCCATGCGGCCAGCTTATTGCGCTCGGCAGCGGCGACAAGGGCGGCAAAGCGTCTCAGTGACCCGTTGTCCCCATCAAAGCCTACAAACCCAGCCTCACGGGCAATGCGGGTGATGTCGTCGCGGGTCATGTGTTCTTCTCCACGTAAACCCGCCAGTTCTTGTCTAGCCTGCCGATCACATGCTTGTCAAACAAAGCGCCCACCGTGCCCATCGGGCCAAACATGGCTGGCTGTGCTGGCGGCGCTGTGCCAATACCAAGATTTCCCTCTGCATGTTCACGCATGTCAACCCTCTCCCACTCACGCGCATCACGCGCCGCCACATCAAACTTCAATGCGTCCATGAAGTTTTCCGGCACAGGCTCCTGCTCTGGCTGCGCCAGCCTCTCGGTCAAAGCGGTGATGGCTTTCTCATGGTCATCAGCAAGCACTTTTAAACCGTTTACTTTGCCCTGCCTTGTCGGGTAGTTGCCGTAAAGTTTCTCTGCTTGGTAGGCATCTTCACGCACCAGATCAACGCTGTTCTCCAGCGCATCCAGCGCCTGCTGCATCAGTTCTCTGTCATTCATTTTTTTCTCCTTGTGCTTTGATGCGGTAGTCGTGAAAAACTGCGCCACGGGTTTTGTCGCCCACCTCACAGTTCCTCACCCAAATTTTTTTTCCCAGCTTAGTGGTGCGCCAATGGCCACGTCTCTCATGCCACCTGGGCGCTGCGTGAGTTCCGCCCTTGTCCTCGCCCTTGAGCTTGGTAGGCTCGATCACCACCGTCTTCCAGTCGTAGGTAGGAACTTTGCCTTGGCGGATCTTTTTTGCCCAGTTGTCGCGCTTGACGGGCAAATGGCCAGTCGCCGGGCGAACGTCGAGCGACTCAAGGAATGCCGCAATGAACGCAATCACCCCCACCGTTGGGCTGTCCCTGTAATCAAACTTTGAACCGTCCTCATGCCGGACTCGAACGCTATCACCCTCAACGACGTAGGTGAACGCCAGAGTCTTGCCGTAGCGCTTGCCCTCCCACTGCCACCCAGCAACCGCCGTGATGCCCTGAAAACAGCGCACCAGCAGCATTATTTTCCTGTCCTCATAGGCGCACACCAAGGCTGTAAACGGGAACGGCAGGGGTCGCCCAAGCACCTCACCATCAATCTTTTGTTCCGGCCTGTACACCTCGGTCATGTCAAACCAATGGAAGTTGGCGGCCTCCTCCGGGGAGAGAGCAACCATCTCTTGAATGAGCGGGGTCACTCGTCATCCTCCTTATGCTCTGCCTCGTACTTGGCCTGGGCTGCGGCCACCAGACGCTGGATGTCCAGCGCAACCAGCCTGTCAAATTCTTGCTGTGTCATCAGGCAATCCGGTTGAAGTTGAGGTGGCCAAACACCTTGTGCTCACCGCAGTCAGAACACAAAGCGCGGTAGGCTTCAGAGCCGATGTCCTCGTGCATCTGTGTGCAGTGGGCACAAAACGCCAGATTGTCCTGGGTCAGGTATCTGGCCCCGATAGGGGTCAGACGGCACGCGGTCTGACCATCTTGACCCATGAACTCTTTGTACAAAATTGACATTTCGCTTTCCTTCGCTGTTACCGATCTTGCTGACCGTGATGATAGTGTAACTTGAAATTACACCGCATCACAGCCAGATCAAAATGTTTTTTAGGGACAAACCCTTATGCCACTTCCATCAGCTTGGGGCGCTGGATGACGGTTTGCTTGACGCCATCACGGACACCGTGCTCTTTAACCGTGGCGATGATTGTGGCGGTCTCGCCCTTCAGCGGGAAGTCGGCTGCTTTGCCCTTGTAGATCACCACGTTATGGTCTGTGTCCTCGCAGATGTGGATGTAGTTGGAGCCGTATATGCCGTCCAGCACGACGATGTGGACGACGGTAAGGGTGAGGGTCACCTTCTGGCCAACGGTGCCCAGGTGCTGGCGGTCGGCATTCAACGCGGCATTCTTGCTGGCCCACTCAGCGCGGCGCTCTTCGCGCTGCACAATGCACTTGCGCACCGCATTGACTTGACCCTCGGTCAGCTTGCCGAAACGGTCATAAGCGCTTGCCAATGATCCCAGGAAGCCCTCTTTGTAGGAGACATTGCCGTTGTCGTCATAGACGCGGCCAGCGTCGATGAAATCCAGCACAGTCTCAGCGTCAGCGTAGGTGCGCTCGAAGGTTTTGCGGGCATTTTCCAGAATGTTGCGCTTCACTGCTTTGGCGTAAGCGTCTGGGTGCTCAATGGGGGGTGAAGTGATAAACCCTGTGCGTGCATTCATGATTCGCTGTTCTTTCTGTGTTACCTGCGACTGTGCAGTGATGACAGTGTAACCCCAAATTAAACGATACAACCCACCAGCCCAATTTATTTCTTAGGACAAACCCTTACCCTGCCGAAGGTGCGCAAGCAGGGAAATCACGTCGTACTGGTGCTTGGCCGACCACGTCTCAATCTCCCTGACGATGAAGTCACACCCGGCATTAAAGCCTGCGATGTACTCAGTCATCACAGTCTCAGCGGCAGGGGCCTTACAGCCCTTGTGCTGGCTGATGAAGTGATCCATCGCGTCAATGATGACGTTGATGGGCGCAGGCATGTGTGGTGGTGCCTCAGTCGCCCCGCAGGCCAAGCAGGTGAATTTGCCGGTCTTGGCTTCGGTGAAGATGTGGTCAGTCATGGGTAGCTCCTGTTGCCTTGGCGATGGCGGCTTTAGCAGAAAGCACGCAGTTGTATTCAGCCCCATCAAGTTTCGGGGCATACGTATGGAATGCTTTAACCATTGTCTGGAGCGCATCCAGCAACTCAGGTGCTGCGGCAATCAGGCGGGCGCTGGCCACACGGTACTCTGAACAATCAATTTGGTCATCAGGAAGGTAATAGCCATCTTCATCTTGTGCTGGATACTGGCCTTTGGCGTAATAGCCCTCGGGGTCAACCACCACCAGCGTGCGCGTATGCTCAAGAACGCCATACACCGTGTCGCCAAATTGATTGCGCTGCATTACCACCATCCACGGCCCCTTTGTGTGCGTGTTCATGCTGCCACCTCCATACGAGCCTCTTGGCGGCCACGATCCACGAAGTAGCGGGCCTCGGCCCTATCCTCGACCTTTTCGGCCTCTACGGCCTTCCTGATGGCCTGGGCAACGGCTTGCGCCGCCCCCGCTGTCTTTGCCTTCTCGTACTTGTAGCCGAGAGCGATGTACTGTGCGTCAGTCATGCTGTCACCTCTTTTGCCAAAACGGCCTGCAAGTTCTTGAGCATCTGCTCTGCTTCAGCGCGGGTCAGGGTGCAGTGCATGCTGCAACCACGGCCTTGCAAGCCCAGCCAGACACCACCGTCATCCCACTCATCAACGCTGATGCGCACGTTGTCTTCGGTGTAGATGGTTGTTTCAATATTTTTTGACATATCCGATTCGCTTTCGTTTGTAATGAGTGGGTTTAAGCGGACAGCGACACACCAGAAACGCGATAGCACTGGCCGCCGGGCAGTTCAATGTCAACCACCCCAAAAGGGTGAACATCAATAATTTTGCCCTCAACCATGCGACCGAACAAAGAGGTCTGTATGGTTTGGCCAATGTGACGCTTTTGACGGTTTGCAGCAACCTTGGCAAAGGTTCTTCCTTGAGCTTGCGAGGTGAATTGCATGGTGTTCTCCTGTGGGGGCCGAAGCCCCGGTTGATTTACTTGCTGGTGACCTTGACTGTGTACACAGCGGTGGTCTTGGTGTGGGTGGCGATTTGCTGGGCGGTAGCACCCAACTCAGCTAAGAGGGCTTTGTAGTCAACCGACGAGCGGTTGGACTCAGAGTAGGTGGCTTTGAAGAGGTCGCCCTCGACGACCTTGTCGCCGCCCATGCTGGCGCTGTCTTTGATGGCATCCTTGATTGCGTCTGCCTGCTTGGTGAGCAGGGCGATCTGGGCCAAGAGTGCGCCAAGGGTGTCAACGTCGTGGGTGATAGTGAGAGTGGTCATCGCTGTCTTTCTGTGTTGCCTGACTGTGCGGTGTTGCTGTGTCAGTGATGATAGTGTAACCCCAAATTAAACGACACCAGCACTTTATCCAATTATTTTGTAGGGACAAACCCTAATAAAGTGCGAACGTCCTCCAGCAGATCCGCTTCGTTGTAGCCGTAGTGTTTTGGAAAGCCCTTCGTGCCAAGCCCGTGGAGGCCCGTCTTGCCTCTGTGGTGCTCGGGGCATAGTGGGATGACATCAAAGTGGCTTGCGCGTCTCCCGCCCCCCGTTCCGGCCCTTGGATGATGGAGTTCTGCGGGCGTCCCCTCATACCCCATCCTCCTACACACAGAGCAGCCAAGCTCGGCCACCCGATTCATGTGCTTGCGCTCGGCTGCGGTGGTCATAGCGTGGCCTTTGCAAATTCACCAAAATGTTTTTTTGACCCCAAAACATAAGCGGCGTGCGCGTCTTCTTTTGTTTTATGAGAGCCAAGTGAAATGTGCTTGCCGTTGACCATGATGGCAGACGCCCATTTTTTCGTGTCTTTTCTGAAAGTCACGCCCTTGTAGCCGCTTGTGTTGCTTGACTTCATGGCGCTGTTGGCCATGTTTTGACTTTGGGTGGCTGCTCTAAGATTTTCAATCTTGTTGTTGGTTGAGTCACCATCTTTGTGGTCAATGTAGTCAGGCAAAAAACCATGATGCAACAAAAAAATAATGTGGTGCAAGTACATCGTTTTTTTGTTGATGCTAATTTTCCAGTATGGCCGACCGTTGCAAGCGGTAAGCCACCCAGCAGCCGTGCCAATTTTTTCGCCCCCACGGTTTGTTGTTCTGTACAGAACGCCGTTCTCGTAACGAAAATTTTCCTGAATGAAATTGATCATGTCGCACCTCATCATTGGTGGAAGCATCACAAGAAGAAAAACGGCAGGGCGGTGATGAATCGCCTTTTCCCCCGCTAAAGGTAGCCGTTTCCACAATTTTACATGGTCGCCTTGACAATCCCTCGGTTGCTTGCTTCTTGTGTTCTCCAGCACTCTATCCTCGCCTGGGCAGCTATCAGCATCCACCTAAGCTCCTCGCGCACCTCCACGGCCTGCTGGAGGGCGAGCAAATGCTGCTTGTAGGGGTGGCTGGCATACGCCTCCCTCTCCTGCATGGCGGCGGTCTTGTGGCCAAGCGTCTCGGCCTCAATCATCTGCTCGGCCTTGATGGTCTTGCGCAACTCCTCCATGTAGACCTTGTTGGCCTCGGCCTGGGCATACGCCCTGGACTTGGCAATCATGAAGTCCACCGCCGCCTGGGGGTCAATCAGTTTTTCTGTCATCTTGCTCTCCAATGAAATTCTGGCGCTCCCACATCATCTGGCTGGCCAGGACGTAGGCATGCTCTGCTAAGTTTTTTGACTTGCCGTTTGCAGCCAGTCCAACGCTGATGAACATGGCAAACAGGTCAATCAGTTGCGGTTCTTGTTTCATGCGTCCTCCATGAACAGTGGGTCACCCGCTTCAAACGGGAAGTACGCGCCCCAGGCCACAACCTGCTGCACGTCCATGTGCTCAAGAAAACCATCCACAACGCTGATGCGGTACTCAGTGTCACCGTCATCCGTCAGCACCTTAGCAATCCCCACCTTGCCCTTGTTGCCGGTAAACCATTTGACTTTTTGCGCTTTCATAGTTCCCTCACATGCACTTTGATCATCCCGCCGATGGTGTCGGCCCAGTAAATTCTGAGGTCAACAATGTTGCTGTCGTCTTCCCAGACCCCTGCGTGAGTGCAGCCATCAAGCGCCGCCTTCAGCAGGTTGTCGAGGTCTCGCTTGCGCTTGTCCGGACGGTATGCCTCAATCTCCACCACCAGCTTGCCCTGGTAGCCTTTTAAGCCGCCTTGCAGCATGACCTGTTCAATGACCGCCTTGCGGTATTCCCGCCCCTTGGCACTGATGATCATGCGACCCTTAAAGGTTCGCCAGTAGGTGTTCATGCTGGGCGGCCAGGGCAGCGTCAAGGTGACGCCGTTCATGAACATGGTGATGTCGCTCATTGATGCTGTACCGGTATGCGGCTCATCACCGCTTGGGCTGCATTGCGCATGGCCGTACAAACCTCACCCTCATCCTCAGCGTCAGCCATGTCCATCAGCATCTGGGCACAGGCCCTGCGCTCCAAGAACATGGCCTGCTTCGTGGTCTGGATGGCCACGGCCATGATCTCCGCCTTGGCCTCAGACAATGCTTTGTCAAACTCAAGCTGCGTGAACAGGGTCTGACCCTGCGAAAAGACGTTTTTCTCAAAGCTCATTTAATTTCTCCATTTGTTGTTTCCAATCTCCGTCTGCGCCTCGGTTTCCAAGGCCCCACTGGACTCGAACATCTCTCTCAAGAGGTGAGCCGGGATGAAGTTCATTCCAGCCCTTGTGACGACGGCCAGTGTGGTCAGTGTGACCAGTGAGCCATCGGTGTGCTGCATCGCGATCTTGTATCCGTCGTCTGATGACCCATCGAACGAGACAACGATACATATGCTCCTGCTCATTCAAAATGAACCCCGCTGATCAAAAGACATCGGCATGCCGCCAACCTCATCAACGAACTGTTGGGACTCCCTGTTAAACCAGAGGGAGTACCACTCCTCAGCCTCCCCGTTGCGCTGCTTCTCGCACATCAGCAAAGCGTCGGGTTTCTTGTGGTCAGGGATCTGCCCGTTTTGGATGTCGTGCTCCTTCTTTTTGTTGCGCCACATCAGCAGCACGTTGTCCACTTGGTCAGCAATCGCACCAGACCCCTTGATGTCGGTCTTGCTTGGCTGCATCTCTTCGCTGCCCAGCTTGCGGATGTGGTGGATTAGATGAATGTGGATGTTGTGGTCACGGGCTAGGGCGGTCAACTCATCAACAAAAGTCTTCTGAGCGTTGTAGTCGTCCTCGCCGGTCACGCACTTCATGAGGGAGTCGATGAAGACATGCTGCACGCCCAACTCAATTGCGCAGTAACGGGCCATGGCAATCACTTGCTGGCTTGACGTAGTGCCCTGTTGGTCATACAGCCATAGGCCCTGCTCTGAGTAGTCAATGAACCGTGTCAGCAAGCGGCCAATGTAGGTGGCCTTGTCGGTGTAGCGAGGCACATCAATGTCCTCCCCGGCAAACTGCCTCAGCATCCGGTACAGCGTGCGCTTGGGCTTCATCTCAAAGCTGGCAATGCACACCCGCTGCTTTTGCTTGATCAGGCCCAGAGCAATCTGCCCGGTCACCAGGGACTTGCCACCGCCATTGCTGCCAGCGTAGAGGGTCACCTCGCCTGGGCGAAACCTGAAGGTCGAGTGAGTCTTTGCCCAGGGCATGGTGCTGCTCAGATCCTTTTCAGGTGGGTTCACTAGATCATTCTTGATCTCGTCTAGCCAGACAGATGCCTCATGGACCTTATGGGTCACGTCATTGGCTTTGAGATACTTCTCGGTGTCAATGTCCTGGGACTTGATCAGCCTGACCTTGCGGGCCTGATCAAGGTCTCTGGCCCTTTGCTCAATTGCGCTCACGTTAGACATTTGCGTACCTCACTGCCTCGTCGATTCGTTGGTAAGCCGTCAGCATCCGCTCACGGGTCTCTTCAGTTGGCAACTTGCCATGAGCTATGTCGTAGGCCACGATCTGCACAATCAAAGCCTCAAAGTGGATGATGCGCATCAGGTCGCTGGCAAAGAACGCAGGCTTCATGCTGGGCTTGCTGACAACATCTCGGCGCTTGTCACCAGCCGGGAACAGATCGCTCATGTCCATGCCGATAGAGGCCAGCACGTCCGATGTAGAGCAGCCGCCAAAGCAGTGCAGCAGCACCCGTCCGTCCTCACCCTCACGAACAGCCAAGGACGGACTCTTGTCCTCATGGGCTGGGCATCTGGCAGTCCAAGCACCGTTGCGGCCCTTGACCACTTGCAGGCGCGAGATCAAGTTTTCGACCGGGGTCATTGCTCCCTCGCTTTCAGCATGGCGTCAGCCATAGCGTAGGAGCGTTCGGCGGCCCATTGCAAAAATGTCTCATGCTGATAAGCGTGTTCCACCCATCCTTCTTCAAACTCGGACATTGTTTTCTGCATCGCTTTTGCGGCGAAGTAATCCCTAAGCGTCATGCCCGCTGTCACCGGCTCATGCAGGTGCTCGATAACGTGAGGGAAGGCAAAGCCACCAGTGTCTTTCGTCATATCACTCTCCTGTTGAAAATGGAACCGTTAACCGAATCGGTTTCTGAGTCGTCCTCCCACCTCTTTTGATTCAAGAACGTAAGTGGGGCAGGATCAAAGCCCGTTAACCACTGCTCAGAGGCCCTTAAACGGGTCACAGAGGCGATTATTTTGTCGGCGAAGGGGTCTAGTGCTTGACGCTTCCATTTCGCCTCACAGGCCGTTTTAGCGACTTTGCGTTTTGATGGTGGCCATGCTGACCAAAAGTCGTTAAAGCGTGACGTTGTCGGTGCAACCGACGATATGGTATTTATATCTTTATCTTCTTCTTTTAGGGTTAACTTTGGGTTTCGCTTCGTAACCGATTCGGTTTTCTTGGGTCTGCCACCCATCTTCCCCAGAGAGCGGTTGGTCTCAACCTGCTTGTTGTAACGTGCGATTTCAGCATCGCAACGACTGTTGAAATAGCCCTCATCAGTCCTTTCGAAGAACTCTCCAAGCACTGTTTCAACGATGTCAAGGTCGATTCGGATTTTCCTGGAAACCGATTCGGTATTGAGTGGGATTTGCTTTTCGCTGATGTAGTACAAATCCAAAAGACGGCGGTAGGCCAAGTCTTCTGCATCGGAGAGATGCGTGGTGTGGGTGATGTAGTCACCAAGATGGAATTTGTACCAAATCACTTTAAGTCCCCGAAGATGTCAGGTCTGAGGGTTGCACGCTTCACCTGACCCTTGGTGTAGCGCTCGATGGCCCCGCACAACTCAGGGGAGGCCAATTCCCTCCCTGAGATGACGAGGCTCATCCACGTCTTGCTCACGCCGATCTTGTTGGCCATCTTCAGCTTCGATCCTCGTGGCTTGTCTTCAAAAAACTCTGTCAGTGTCATCCGATCTCCTTGGTTGGTTTAAGCACATCATACACCAGAAAAAAAGATGCACAAGGGGCTTGTATGCTCAAGTTAAATTTGATACAGTAGCGTCACTTTAACTTGAAGGCACATTATGAGTGGCTTTTTTACAGCGATTGTTCGGTTCTTGCTTGGGAGGGGGAGCGGCATCTGGTTCTTCCTCTTGTTGGCCTTTGGCTACTTCATGGCGAAGGACTGACATGGGCGGCGAAGCACAACAACTGATGCTGGAGCGAATGCAAATGCTTGAGGAGGCCCTTCGCCGGGCCATCGCAGGCGTTGCTACCACCGACGACTGGGAGATGATTTGCATGGAATGCGGCATGCCCAGGTCGTCTATTTTTGAAACTGAAAAGGAGCGATAAATGAGTTTGACAGCGAGAGACAGCGGCGGCGGCAGCTTTACGCCCGTGGCCCCAGGCATGCACCTTGCCCGGTGCTACCGCATCGTGGACATTGGCACGCAGAAGACTGAGTACCAAGGACAGATCAAGCACCAGCAAAAGGTGATGATGCAGTTTGAGGTTCACGGTGAGGACGACAACGGCAACCCGATGGTCACCAGCAAGGGTGAACCTTTGTCCATCAGTAAGAACTTCACTTTGTCACTGAGCGAAAACGCCACCCTGCGCAAAGATCTTCAGGCTTGGCGTGGCCGTCAGTTCACACCTGAAGAGCTTCGTGGCTTTGAGTTGAAGAACGTGCTGGGCGCTTGGTGCATGTTGACTGTGGCTAAGGCCATTGGCAACAACGGCAAGGAGTACACCAACATCATCTCAATCAACCCGGTTCCTGTGGCGATTAAGAAGGCTGGCCTTCCGGAGGGCTTCAACAAGATGTCCATGTTCGTGATCGACAACCCAGACATGGAGTTGTTTGAGACCTTCGGTAGCAGCCTCAAGGAGAAGATCCAGGCTACACCTGAGTGGCGTGCCCGTAACGCTGGTCAGCCCGTCAGCAAGCCTGCCCCATCAGGGTCTGGGTTTGATGACATGGAGGATGACATACCTTTTAATTAGAACGGGCCTGTAATGGTTGCTCCAAAGTCACTGGAGTTCAACATGGTTCGTTCTAAAACTTCTAAGTGCAACGCCGCTGCCACAAGCAGCGGCACAAAGAATTAAAACAACTTTAATGGAAAGAAATATGAAACGCTACATCGGAGTAAAAGAAATCAATGCCCTTCCTGTAAACAGGCAGGCATACAACGACATGCGCGGCTGGAAACTTCCCGCCAATGAGAACGGTTCTGATGAGGGTTATCTGGTTGAGTACATCGGTGGCGGTGAACCCAATCATCCTGACTTTGACGGCTACATCTCATGGTCACCAAAGGATGTGTTTGATTCGGCTTATAGGCCCACGGATGGCATGACCTTTGGGATAGCCTTGGAGGCTCTAAAAAAAGGCTACAAGGTGGCTCGTAGGGGCTGGAACGGCAAGGGTATGTGGCTTGTGCTCGTGCCCGGCACTCCGGTGATCCATCCGACACCGGACACGCCTTATGGGAAGGCTGGCGTCACCGAATGCGAAATCTTGCCGCACATCGACATGTGGACAACCAATGCTCATGGACGCCGCGCCATGCTGCCGGGTTGGCTTGCATCGCAGACCGACATGCTGTCCGAAGACTGGGAGGTGGTTTGATGGAAGACGTACTGCCAATTGTTTTGGTGATCTGGGGCTTTGCTGCCTGGATCACGCACATCGTGGTCTGCCTTCAGACCGCAGCCTGGGGCTTCCTGATCGCAGGAGCCATTTTGTTTCCCATCGCCTGGATTCACGGAACTGGCGTCTGGGTTGGATTTTTCTAAGGAGCAACTGTGTTTATTTCTAAAGCCGAAAAACTTGATCTCATGCTGCGCGTGTCCGTGCTGGAGACAATACTTGAAACCATGCGCATGGAGCAGAAACTGAAAAAAGAAAAGCAGCGTGAGTCGTCCAAAAGACACTACGAAGCAACCAAGAAGCCCCGCAGATCTCAGTCACCTGAATCTCGTGCTCTTATGAGTGAGCGCATGAAACAGGCGTGGGTGGCCAGAAAAGCTAAGGCGGCAGCGCAATGAGCATTACAGCAAAGGAGCCTCGCGCAAGCGAGAGCAATCACTGGTACACCCGTGATGGCATCCCTCGGTACACGGTGACCGGCAAGAACGGCAAGGAGCGCAACACAACGCTTCGTGACGCTCGAACCGAAAACCTTGTGCCCAGCGTTACCACGGTGCTCAACGTGATGGCCAAGCCTGCGCTCATCCAGTGGCTGCAAAAGCAAGTGCTGATGGCCGCTCTGACCCTGCCTCGCATCGAGGGTGAGCCGGAGGATGACTACATCGCCAGGATCATGACCGATAGCAAGGAGCAGGGGCGCAAGGCAGCAGACGACGGCACGGCCATCCATGCCTCAATCCAGGGCTTTTATGAGGGCACAGTGACTTTGCTCCACGAGGAGCATATCAAGGCCACTGTGGCCGCTCTGGACGCCTCCTTCGGGCAGCAGCCGTGGATTGCTGAACGTTCCTTCGGTCACAGCCATGGCTTTGGCGGCAAATGCGACCTGCACAGCACCATCGGTGATGGGATCGTGGCTGACATAAAGACCAAGGAGTTCAGCGACCCTGACAAGGTTGACCTCTACGACGACCACCTCATGCAGTTGGCCGCTTACCGTGTTGGCCTTGGCATCCCTGCTGCACGCTGTGCCAACGTGTTCGTCTCTCGCAGTGTGCCTGGGCTTGTCGTCGTGAAGGAGTGGGAAGAAAAAGATCTCAAGCGCGGCTGGGCCATGTTCTGCGCTTTATTGCAATTCTGGCAACTGAAGAACCAACACACATGAAATCCATCACCGCGTTTGAGACTACTGACGGCAGGATATTTGCAAAAATGGATGATGCTCAAAAGCATCAAATGTTCTTGTCACAAGGCGATGTCGTTGAGAGTTTCTTGGGGAGCGAGAGCAACCCCTACACGGGTCATGCACACATGACGATGGCCCGCAACACCATCATCAACTGGGAACACTGGAAGGTAACAAATGAAACTAAGTGAGGAATTGGTCAAGCAAGTCTTCTTCTACAGCGACGAGAAGCGGCCAGATCCGCTGATCGCTGATGAGGTAGACATCTTGCAGTTTGCTGAGAAACTGGAGGCCGTGATCCGGCCCATGATCGCCATGGAGGAGCACAAGCGCTGTGTCACCATCGTGGCCAACATGAACCAAGAAGTGGCCAAGGCCCTGGCAACACAGCTTCCTTAAAAAGACCCCCTACCCTTTTGAGGTAGGGGGCTGGAAGTACCGTAGGCAACTGCAAAGCCACGGCAATCCAAGCGTGGAGGAGTCGCTTGAATTAAGGGAGAGGTCCGGTCATTTCATCCAGCAAAGGATGTCTGGCCATTCCCTGCATTTTTTTTCTGAGATATTCCTGCATCTCTGGGTTGTTTCGGTATTCCTGAGTAAGCGCAGATCCAGCCGCCAAGGCCCCGCCAAGATATGGGTTTTTATTGGCCAATGCCATACCTGTCCCCAAGATGCCTGTTGCGCTTAAACCCGCGCTTGTAAGATCCCGCTGATCCTCTGGCTTGCGCAATTGCTGCGCGATGTTGACACCTTCACCGGCAATGTTGGCCAAACCCAAAGGGGGTAAAACGTATTTAAGAGCGGTTGAAGTGGCGGCTGCCACTGGCCGTATCATGCCCTTGAACAGGTTTGTCACAGCCTCAAGCCCGGACGGTGGCTTTGGAGGGATCGGAGTTGTCGGAATAGGTTGGCGAGGTGGCAGTTGCACCAAAGTCCCTTGGGGTGGTGGCGCTGCTGGACCGGGCATAAAGTTTGGCGGCAAGTCAGCGGCTGGAAGCGCACCCTGCATTTTGAAAGACTGACGCGGCCCACCACCGGCACCCTGGTCTGGCGTCATGATGCCGCCAAAACGGGGGTTCTCAATGTACCTATCGCCGGGGAACAGGCTTTGAATCTTGCCCAAACCCTCACGGCGCAGCGTGGTCAAGTCGTGAACACCGCCTGCCTGCTTGGTCATATCCAAAGCACGCCCGGCCTCAATGTCGGTCAAGCCTGCGGCCTTGGCGTAGTTGTACGGCATCGTGCCTGTCTGCCCTGGGGCCATGCGGCCAGCGTCCGGACCGCCAGAAGGTATCGGCTGGCGCATGATGCTTTGGCCAGGAGCGACTGGGGCAACAGGGGCTGCTGGAGAGCCAGGAAGGGCTATAGAGGGCGCTGCCGGGGCTGTAGGTGCGCTACCCTGCATCCCTGCCCTGAAGCCCTCTCCTGCGCGTTTTCCGCCTGCCTGTATGACTGCCCCTGCGCCAGATCCGGCCAGCCGGGCGACAGAGATGCCAGCACCTGTGCCAGCCCCGATCAATTGAGCCTGACGCTTTTCTTGGGCATCCATGGCCGACTGCATGCGGGCATCACGCATTTCATCGGTCTCTTGAGGTTCTTCGGCTTGCGTCTTTTGAGGTTGCGATACAGCCGCTTGCGCTTCAGCAGTTTGAGGCTGTGCCGCTTGAGGCTGTGCGGCTTGAGGTTGTGTCGCTGGGGCAGCAAAAGCGCCGTAGCCCTTCATGGCCTTAAGGTAGTCCACAGTGACCTTTGGCAACTCACCACCAGAAAAGAACGGGCTGTCCGTCCCTGCGTTGTAGCCAATGGTTGCAAGCCGCGCATCACCCTCGAAGGCGTCCAAGTTCTTCTTGAGGTACTTCAGCCCGGCTTCGATGTTCTTGTCGGGGTCGGCCAAGTCCTTGTTGGTGTACCCCATGCCCTTGCCGGTATTGGGCATGACTTGCATGATGCCGAACTCGCCACTTGAGCCGCGCCCAACATTGGGATTCAAGCGGCTCTCATGGTAAGCAATTGAGATGGCCAGGGCAGGCGGTATGCCCATCTCCTTGGCCTTCTCGCCGACCCTGCGGGCGTACTCAAGCTGCTCTTCGTTGAGTTGGTCAAGAAATGAAAGTTTGGCCATGTCAGTCTTTCAAAATAGCCTCAACTTGCGCTCTCGCAGATGCCAAGTCTTTTGCTTTGCCGGGGGGTGGTTTTGCAGCAGCCTCTGCGACTCGCTGGCGCGT